GCCGGATCTGTAGCTGTCTGTTGTGCTATAACCTTCTCCAAGAGATTTAAGATTCTCTAAGGCTTCCATGTATCTGGTATTGTATACCTGCATAAGCTCAGGATTTCCTTTCATAAACGTATAAGCCTCGACAAGACAGCCGTAAAACAAACTGCTTTCTGCGTTTGTTCCAAGCCAGCTAGTGCCGTCTGCAGTTGTGGTTATGGAGTCTGGCTTATAAAAGTAATGAAGCTCTATAACATAATTACTCTGAGGGGTTGGCCCAACAATAAAGCTAGCGTCAGAAAACAAGCCGTAATACTTCGGCACTCCTTGAGAAGAAGAATCCGGATAAGCTTCCCTGATAAAATTTACGTCCTTAAACAACAAAAACTCGTAACCGTTGTTATCAAGCGCAAGAGAGTACGGAGCCAAAAAGTCATCAGGAAGAGCTACATACTGGTTTGCCCCTGTAGTTATACCTACGGAGTTTTTCCTAAAGTCAGGAAGCTGAACAGATTTTAAAATCCTATCCTCTGCCTGCGTAATAATTACAGACAAATTATTAACGAACGTTGTCTCGCTATTTTGAGTATAGTCTTGAATAGCCTGCTTAAGTGTTGTAAACGTCCAAGCCATTAGGTTACCACCGTTACTTTGCCTATTTCACCTGTAATATCTAAGCCAACAGTTCTGCTTCCTAAAGCTGTTACGCCGCCCCCAACGGGGTTCCATGAAAAAACTTGGCGACTCTCTTCTAGAGATTGATCTGGCCTAGGATTTCTTAGAGCCTGCGGATCATCTACACGAACTTTTCCCAGCTGAAGCTGAGGCTGATCTTGATCTACAACGTCTTTGCCAACAAGCAACCCTGTGGGCCTCTGATTAACAATCTGTTGAACCAAGTCTTTCTTGGGATATCTAAACCCAGTCCTATCGCAAAATCCAAACGCATATTTTCCGCTAGCGTAACTCAAAATTTATATCCTCCGGGGGAGATGAACAAAGAAGCTTTTTCTCTAGCCGCATCGGAGGCTAAGTCCCACTGCTCTTGATATTCTCCTTTAAGCAGTCCCGCCCTATCTGCCGCTTCTGGATATTTAATTGACAAGTTATAAGCTAAACCTGCAACAAAACAAGGGAGGTATCTAGCAGGGATGTCCATGTTATTACTTGCGGGCTTTCCTGCATCCTCAATACGCTCCATATAATAATAACCAAACGTATACGTCTCTTGCCCATCAGGAGTTGGCCAGAGGTTTACTATAATTCCTTCAGGTGTTCTTTGAATGTAATACTCCAAAGGCTTTGCCTGAGTAAGCTTATTAGATAAATGAGAGTATTGGCTTATTGATATTCTAGACATGCTTTGATCAAACTGACTCTGAGTGTCCCCTGAATCTGTTCTAAGAAAAGCCTCTACAATATCAAATATTTTCCCATTCAAAGTATAGGAATTAGTTCCTTGAGTTAAAGCTTGGGTGCCAAAGTTTACTGTCCAAAGATTTAACCCTCGGTTCTGCCATTCAAGCATAAGCAGATCAATACTTCTTCTGGCGGTCTTGTAGTCATAACCGCTTCTAAGCTCCAGACCAGCTCTTTCAAAAGCCTCTTCGATAGCCTCGCCAAGATCTAGATTGAATAAAAATGATCCGCTAGTAGCCATTATACAAATCGACCTCTAGTCTTTCCTTTAATAGCTTTTGCATCTCGTTTCTTATCCTGCCTTTTAGTTAGCAGATGCGGAATAATGCCTGCATGTTTTATCAATCCTTCGCCGCTAAGCAAGGACGCTGCCGGAGAAACATCTGATAACTTTAAGCCCATTGATTACCTCCAAAATTTTATTTACGCGACTTTGCGCCTGAACATTTCCAACGCTTGCGAGACAAGTTATTAGGCGTGTTGGGGTCATCTTGCTTCTTTTTAGGTAAACGTTTCTTGATGCCCAAGCTTCTTGCGCAGTAGCTATCACCTTTAGAAGTGCCCGGCTTAACTCTAGGGCCACCACCTTTTGCCTTGCCTGCCTGACCATAGCTAACCTTCTTGCCAGTAGAGGTTACTTTGACTTTCGCCTTCCCTTTTGCTGGTTTTCTGGTAGCCATTATCTATGCCTCGCAGTCTTCTTGGCTATTTTCTTTGGCTGCTTTGAATGCTGCTTACCTTTCTTTGTATCCGATCTTTTCTTTTTAGAAGTTGCCGCATACTCTTTGTCAGTCAAAGCCTTCCTAGCTTTCTTTGGAAGATACCGTTCACCTGTGGCCTTCTTGCCTTGAGTTGAAGGCTTTCCAGACTTGGTTCCCCATTCTTCCTTAGTCCATTTCTTAAGGCTTTTTTGTGACTTCTTTAGCGCCATCAGTCTTTATATCCGCCGCCAGCATCCTTGTATCGTTTAGCAAGCATTTGAGCTTTTCTTGCCGACCATTGGCCACTGCTTCCACCTTTAGATCCGGCCTTAATTTGACTAAACAGTCTTTTTCTTAAAGCTGGCTTTGTATAATTGCCAGCCTCATTTACTTTAGACTTAGTTTTTTTCTTAGGTGCAGGTTTTTTCCTTGCAGCCATTAGCCGTAACTCTTGCTTACCTGCATAACGATGTTATAAACATCACCGCTGCCTGCGCCTACTGTGGTAAACGAAATGTCACCAGTCTTTCCTGATCCGGAGTTATTAGGTATACCTGTAAACCCTGTAAAGTCCAAAGTATCTGACCAGTCGGACTGAAGCTGCCAAGCAAGAACATCAGTCGTTGCGTCAAAAAATATCTTTACGCCCATGCCAATAGTAACGTAATAGATCTGCTGGATCGTTACGGAGGTGCAAGCAGCGTTAGTCATAGGGTCTGGTGAAAGAGCAGATGCATCTATCTTTACGACAGCTGATTCTCCACTTCCATCAGAAACATTAGTAAATCTAAAAATAGCGGTCTTGCCGTCATCTTGAATAGTTTGCGTAGCTACTGCATCAGCCATTGCGTCCTCCAATAAAGGGAGCAAAGCTCCCTATACAATTAAGAAAGGTTATTGTTTTGGATGTAAAGGACAGTAGCTGTAGCTGCTCCAGTAGAACCGTCTTCAGTGCCGGCAACAAAATCAGCATAAACATAGATGTCAGTTGTGCCAACGTTCGTAGCTTCCGTATCAAGAGTGCCGTGAGTAGTAGCCAATGCCTTGACATTAGTTGCAGATATAAACGCATCTCCGTCAGCAGAGGTTCCTACTGCCACTGTAGCAGTGCCGGAATCATTGTTGACTGTCGTAACGTTTAAAATAACGTCTACAATTTGAGAGTTTGCTGGAATAACAGCAACTTGCTGGTTCAAAGCGTCTGCGCCAATGATATCTAGAACAGCTGATTGAGCCATAACAACAGATCCTACGTTTGCAACGTTAGTTCCAACTGTAGATCCAGTGGTGTCCTTGAGGGTTCCGGCTTTAATTGGGCCAGAAAAAGTAGTAGTTCCCATGTGATTTCTCCTGTCTTGGGATTGTCAGTGTTTCACATGAAACATCTGTCAGGAAATATTATAACAAAAAGGGGGCTAATGCCCCCCTTAAGTTTAACTTGAGCCGGGAGACCCGTAAACTCCAAGTGGATCAGAAACTCCGAAAGAGTAACGTTCACGCGCTTTGTAGCGCACGTTACCTGTATCAAAGTCACCGTCCATAGAGGTTTCGAGTGCGGTTCGTTCAAAGTGCTTCATACCATTAGGGATGTCCGTAATGATAAAGAAAGCATTGCTATCAGTCAGATAGTGGTTAACGCTGTAACCTTCTGGGATTGCGCCCATGTTACGGATGGCGTTAATGTCATTGTCTGCCGTACCAACTCGCTGAGTCGTTTCCAACAGACGATCTGCTGTAAACATCAAAGCGGGTGGAACAATCAAACTACGAGGACGCGCAGCAATTAACAAGCCTCTTTCATCGGTGAAGGCTGCAATATCAATAATTGCATTTTCCAAAGATGTTTCGTTGAGGTCAGCAGCCGTCACAGGACGGTTGTTGTTTTTGCCGCCACTAACCAATGGATGGCCATCGCCACCAGCAACTCCATCACCAGATGCAGTGAACAGGTTTACACCGTCACCAGACTGGTAGCTATTGGAGAAGCCATTGTTAAGAGGGAATACCGACTTAACTTGCTTAGTGTATGCCATAGCGCGGGCAAGAGCTTTGGTATAACGAGCAGACAATGAGTCATACAAGTTATCTTCCATAGCTTCTTCAGTAATACTGAAGCCCATCGCAATTGTCTCGTGGTTATAACGAGCAGTGAAAGACTCTTGTGCAGCGTCATAACTGATGGCAGAACCTTCAGCTTTGACTGGTGCAGCAGCGAATCCAGACAGTTTTACTTCTTCTTCAAAAGAACGATCAGAGCTTTCAGTCTCATAAATGAGAGTGTGCTCGTCTTCGTATTTTTCATACTCCAAACCAAATAAGGCATTAAGCCCCGGCAGGAGTTCTTTAAGCATTTGCGCTCTTGAAATAGCCATTACTTAATTCTCCTTATACGCCAAGCTTGGTTTCGTAAGCGTGACTTAAAGGCAGATAGGTCACAATACAGTCCGTGAAGGCATCGCCTACAGCACTGGTTGGGCCATCTACGAAGTCAACGATACGCAGTGGAAGTGTATTAGTCGTTGCAATAGAACCGCCATCTAAGGCGTTTCGGCTTCGACCGATTGAGGTTGATCCCGCAGTACTAACTGCTGATACGTTATTGCCCAATCCAGTCTGAGCGATTGCTTCGTCAGCCTGCATGCGGAACAGTAACTTAGGATCATCAACAACATAAGCAACAATATCCGAAGCGGCAGTTGACGCTGGGAAGTATTGAGCAAATGTTTTCTGGTTGGTGTTAGGGTCTGTGTAAGCACAGCCTACAAAGATTCCAACGGTGCCAGCAACAACAGAAGTTGTTACAGCGGCTTTTTCAACAGTGCCGGCGGCAACTAGTTTTACGAAATCGCCGTAAAAGATAGCTGTACCATAACCACTTGCGATTTTGATGTGACGAACTTTGCCCGTAAACGAGCCGCTCGCACTCAAAGTATCAACTGGTTCGGCACCCATAGGGGTTGCAGTAGTAGCCATTATTGGCCTCCTTACTAATTAGAAGCCTCCCTTTGGGGGATTAACTTCTGCCAAATGTTGTTCTCGTATTTCGCTCAGGTTTCATAAGCGGCATACGAGGGTCATTTTCACGCAAGAAGTTATTATCAACAGATTCCATTTGATTTGCTGCAACTTTTTCAAAGTGTCTGGTTCGTGATTTGATCTTCTCCGCAGGAGCTTTACAAAGTAACAAACCGCCAACTTCAACGTTGCCTACAAATCTTGAGTTTAAGTCTGACTGAAGCTCTAGCTCTGGATGATCTTCTGCCTTTACAGGAATCCAACCTTCTCTCATTGATCTAGAAACATTCGTATTATCAGCTTGACCTAGAATGCTAGTCCGAATCCAACGGAACGTCCAACCATCCTGCTCTCTGGGCGTAGGCAAAATTGATGCCGGAACCCAACTGTCATCTTGTCGATAGTGTTCTTCTTTTCGCGTGTCGCTTTCTCTAGGGGTGCGCTCTGCTGCCATTACCATTCTCCTTTAGAGCATTTCGGCGTGTCGGGCATACTGTTCATTTGTTAACCCAAGTCTCTTGGCGAGGGCTACTTGGGTGGCCGTTAACCGTACTTTGCGCGGTTTGGAACCATTATTCCTTGCGGAAGATGCCACCACCGTCGAGGCTCGATTAGTTGTCACGGTCGCGCTACGGCTATTTGTATCGCTTGAATCCAACCAATCGTAATCTGGAAATGCTGATCTTACCTTGGTATCTATATAATCAAAATACTCTTTTGATCTTACGTCAACCCCTGATCGAACAGCCTGCGTGTGCGCTCCATACGCCAACGCAGTCATATCTTCATGGCCTTCGGCCATAAACCAACTATTCTTTTGAGCCCATTGCTCTGCCTCTGGTGTAACTTGAGGTTGAACTTGCTGCTGTGCAGCTACATTCAGAGCAGCTCTTCTTGCAATATCTTGTTGATAAGCCTGCTGCTGGTAAGCCTGAGCATTTTGAGACTGGGCATTTAAGTTACTTCTATACCTTTCAATCTCAGCTATCTCAGATTGAGCCTTAAGCATTTGCTCTTGAGTATTTACCACGGCATCCGTATCGCCTTCTTCGTAGGCTTTTCGGTATCCGTCCTTTGCTTGTGCAAGGTGTAGTTGGGCTCTTTCTCTAATCTGATCAACTAAAGCAGCTTCACCTCTGCTTATTAAAGACTCTTGTTCTTGAGCTTTACTAGCATACTGCTGAGCAACTTTAACAGCTTCCTCTCGCATTCTTTCTGCGGATTCTCGCTGTCGGCGCTCTTCATGATAATCAAACTTAAGCTTGTTAAGCCTTTTCTGAACTTTGTCAGAATAGTCGCCAAGCTCCTCGTCATCATCTCCAGAGGACTGTGAAGCTTTCGCGGGTCTCCTGTCTTCTTGCGGACGGTCATCAACAATTTCAAACTCGTACTCGCTAGACTCAGAGCCCGCTTCAGCTTTCTTCTTTTTTCCGTGCGTAGTTTTTATGCCGAAAAATTTTTCTTCTGGGCTGTGATCGTCTATTAATTCGCTCATGCTTTAACAATCCCCCTTGGATCTTCAACAACAGCTTCAACGCTATCGTCGTTAATCAACCTAAACTCTTTACCGTGAACTTTGAATCGAGTACCTGAGTAAGACCTCATGATGATCCAATCGCCATCTTCGCAAAAAGCACCGGAAGGGAATCTGTTAGCATCTGCATAACAATCTGGCCCCATTTTAAGAACCATGCCACAGATAGAACCAAGCTCTTCTTCTTGAATAGTTTTCTTGGATTTAATAATCCCGCCGTCATATTCTGAATCGGGATCTGGGAGCGCAATCAAAATCTTATAGCCTTTAGGCTCCGGAAGTTGGTTTGCGTTTCGAGACTCTTCAGTCTCTATTGGCTGAGCAGCTTCGCTCATATCTCCTCCTTTGCATCAGGATAACGCCTGAAGTCGCATGCACTAGGAAAACGCCTAGAGTCGTTATTGCGCTTTCTCGTATCGAGCTTTAGCGTCCAAGATTTCTCGCTCCGATTGAGCCAAACCTTGAATTACACCACAGCACTTAGTGTACTCTGGGTAATCTTTACATCCGCCACCAATCATGTGATCGCTAATGTCATTCATTTGATCTCTAACATTTGACCTTAAATAGTCAAATATGTCCACTTCTTTTGTCATTTATTTCCCATAATGTCTTTTGCAACTTGTACGCCAAGTTTTGCTCCAGCTATCTGATCTTCTACGGCTATCCGTGCTGACTCCAGTTCTTCCTTAGAGTTTGTTTCAGCTATCTTAGCCCCAAGCTTTGCTGTCTCTAGCCGTTCTTGCTGATCCAATCGCTCTTTATCAATCTCGGATTTCATTGCAAGCTTCTGCATATCTAGCTGTATCTTAGCCATTTCGGCTTGGGCTCGCTGCTGAACTTCTTGTTGTTTAATCTGAAGCTCTTGTTGTCGCATTTGAACAATAGGGTCTTGCGCTTGCTTTTGAGCTTGTTGAGCTTGCTGTTCTTTTGCAGCCTTCCCTGTTATCTGTGCTGCAGCAGGGGCCACTAACCTAGATATTCTGTATTCAATATCTTCAGGCAAAGATTCGTTTGGAGTTGGAAGCTCTACACCAAGTTCTTTTTCTATTTCTTGTCTGTACTTGAACGCTAAATGCTCCTGTACATGCGCCGACATTTCAGCCATTGCCTTCTTCGCGTTAGGGCTTTTGCCCATAATTTCCATAACCTGAGGGTTTTCAGTCAAGCTCATGTGAGTCTGAATGTGAGCCTCGTGATCTTGGTAGATAAACGCTTTAAGAGGTTTGCCGTTAATAATATCCATATTTTCGCTAACTGGATCGGTAGGCTTCATGTCTTTTTCTGTCGGCACAATCTTGTCTGCGTCTTGAATACCTAGAATATCTAGCATTTGACGGTGCAATAACGGCATATCGTACATTTCAGGGGCTTGAGCCGCCAGTTGTAGGGCCGCTTGATACTGCATAATCCTTTGAGCCATCGTTCCTGCGTTAGGATCGCTAACAGGTATGATGTCTACGCGGTCATCGAAGTCTTCAGAAACTAAATCATCGCCATCAGGGAGGTATGGGTACTTTTCTGGGCCAAAATCACGCACAAGTGCGCTTAATATTCGCAATTCAACACGCATAGAAGCGTGTAATCGGGCTTGAATAGCACTCATCACCTTCATTGACCGCTCAAGTATGGCCAATGTAGTACCAACAGGGGCTTCTGCGTTCATATCGGAAGCTTTTACGTCCGCTGCAGACGCAAATCGCCTACCTTCCTCTACAATATCACCCATTAACTGATATAAAACGTTGCTTGGCTCTTTGTAGGGTAAAAAACTGATGTTTTCCGAAATGGATCCACCCGGAACATCTACATCTCGGAACTCTCCGGGCATAATTGGCGTATCGTCGCCCTTAATCCTTAATCCTCTGGCCTTAAGTCCTCCGGGGAGGTTAGATAAAGTACCTGCGTCTACCAATTGGCGGAGTAATGATGTGGCTGACTTAGCTAAACCGCCAATCATATGAATTAAACCAAATCCGTAGAACCCTAATCCGGGAATGTACTGATAATGAACGAAATGCTCTCGCTTAGTTTTTAAATTATCGTCTTCATACCAGTTCCGGCGTATAGACAAAATTTCTCTAGACCCTAAATCGATAGAAACAACATAGGGTAAAGCTATACCTGTAGGCTCTCCGCCTTCTTCATCTTCAAACCCCGCAAGATCTAGGTTTACCTGCATTTCTAAGATGGTATGCCTTGAATCAAGGTCGTAACTTGAGCTATCGCCAGTTAGCTTATTGTATTTTTCTTCTATTGGGTCAACATTATTAGAAGGTGCCCCAAGTTCTATGTCTTTATAAAAGCCTGAAACCTGAAGCTTCCGGATTTCATTAGAAGTCCGCTTCATTATGTGAGTAGCTCTTTCACATGTTGTTAAATCAGATGCTCCATAGCTAACAACGAAGTCTTCCGCAGGAACAAACATGCTGCAAGGTCTACCCATGCTAGGGTCGTAATAGATTTTTCTAAATGCACTGCCAGCTAACGGCAAAGAAAACAGCATCTTTTCTGTTTCAGATCGATACTCCGTCATCTTTTCAGTAAGAAGGTAGTTTAAGTAGTTTTGAACTCTGTAAGCTTGCTTCTCTTTATCATCAGTCAAGCTTCCCACAACAGATGTTTTTACAGGGCCGCTTGCTGGAAAAAGCTCTTGTATCGCTTGCGACTGAAACTTAATTACAGCTTCAGACAACAATGGGTGAAAGACTCCGCAAGCGCCGTCCCACGGCGTTGTTCTGTCTTCGTTCTTTAGCCCAAGAAGATCTAAACCGTCAACGTAGGCTCTTTCCCAGTCTGCACGACTTTCCTTATCTGATTTAAATTGCCCGATAAGATCAGATGCCATTACATTTAGCTCTGACTCCTTAACAATCTCAGCAAGATTAGCGTCATGAGGAAGCATTCCTAGCGATGCTAAAGTACTTGCGTCAGGATCAAAATCCAGAATAACCCCGCCATCTTCTGTCTCAATGGAGACAGCCTCAGGGTTTTCTATTTCAATCTCAATGTCCCCTCCTTCTCCTATTAAAGGATTGGAGCGAAGAGTTCTATCGATAGCCATTAGCCATTCTTTCCGAAAGGCTGAGGCCTTGCTGCGCCAGATCCGCGAGCTATTGTTTTAGCCCCGGTTTTACCACCTTTGGCCATAGCTACACCGCCAACAGGCATACCTTTAGTGGTATCAATGCCTCCAGTCCTACCGCCCCTAAAATAACCTTTAGTTGTCGGAACTTCTCGGCCATCACTCATCTTACCAACGCCATCAGCAGCAAAGAAAGGAACCTCTTTACCCTGCTTGTTAGTGGTCATTTTTAATTTGCCACCACTAGACATTTTGTTGATCTTACCTCCGACCATATAATTCTTGGTTTTTTTAGTTTTTTTCATTTAATCCTCACTGTACAGGTTGTTAAAAACCCGCTCTGTGTCATGAACATACTCTACATCATCTTTCGAGTTGTAGGTTTTTTGATTAGGCCTAAAGTCTGGAGCGCCAACTCCAGTTTCAAACCAAGCTGGATGCGTAACTCTAACCCTATTGTTAGGTAACGCCACAATATTTCCCGTGTACTCTCCGGCATCAAGCAACTCTAACACATGACTTTGTTTGTGTTGTGCTGGATCATCCGCCACTTCATTGTCGGTATAGTCTACCGTAAAATAATACTTTGCGGGATAAAACTCACCGTCCACTTTAGCCATCCAAGGCGCAGGGCTTGCTCTTTCTATCTGATAAACTGCATGGGTGTGGGACATACAATCCCAAGGCTGCGCTGCCCATACAGGCAATTCTTTAGGCCACTCCTCAAAAGGAGTGTCGCCTACCAAAGCGGTGATTGGCATCCTAGCCCACATTGCCCCGCCATGAACATTCTGCTGCTCTTCGTCATCGTAAGTTTCAGCGCCAGTAAAAATAACTTGAAAGCTTAAGCATCTCTTCGGCATGGTTGTAACAGCCACGACCATTGCATGCAAAAATTCTCCATGATACTTCTGATTGTTATGGGTGTATTCTTTGCGAACCCAGCATTTAAAGTAGGGTATGTTGCTTTGTAAAAACGCCATTAGTAGTAGTTAGCCTTCTTTGGGTAAAACGGTTCGTCTTCCTCGTCACTGTTTAGCTTTAGGAATCCACCCTGTCTAAACCTAAGCAATGCCTGAGTAGAAGAGTCAACGAGATCGTCATGCTCCCCTGATGGGAATGCTGCAAACTCTTCAATTACTTCTTCTGCAAACCTTAGTTCAGGTGCCCAAACAATGCCGGACGCAAAAAGATCCGACACAGCGTTTACCCTAGAAATTTTATCGTTGCCTCTGGACGGGGTGTACTCGGAAACTGGAATACCCATTGCCCTTAATTCAAATATTAACGGCGTTCCTGCAGCCTTTGCTTCTACGATAAAAGCATCAGGTTGCCAATCAACCCACATTTCATAAGCTGTTTTCTTCAGTTCTGGGAACTCTAGCCTTTCCTTATGCGCGTCAAGAAGAATAATATTTGGCTGTTCAATACCAGACCCGTCCGGATGATAGAACACTCCCCACGTTGTACATGCAGAGAAGTCGGCTCTTTGTGTTTTAAGAAACGCGGTATCCCAAGATTGAATAATAAACTCGCACATTGGCGGCTTATCTCTTTCCCAAGTTTTCCACCACTCCCTTTTAACCAACGCACCCTCTTCTGACGTAGGGTTTTGTTGATACTGAGCGTTCCATTTTGGAGCGGGTAGCTCGTTTCTTAAAGCTTCCAGTTCATCTTTAGGCCAGAACTCAGGCCAGAGGGGCTCGTCTGAAGGCATTAAAGCCGGGAACTCTATAAGCTCCCATTCATCCGATCCCACTCTTTGCAAAGATGACTTAAGAATTTGCCCAGTTAAGTCCCGCTTATGCCAGCGAGTCATAACAAGGATAATAGATCCTCCGGGTTGGAGGCGCTGTCGAGGCCCAGAAGTATACCAGTCGTATACACGGTCAAAGACGGAAGGGTCAGAGCTTTGACCTTCTTGCTCACTATGAGGGTCATCGATAACAAGAAGATCCGCGCCTTTACCGGTGACGGCACCACCAACACCAATAGCGAAATATTCACCACCTTTGTTGGTACTCCAGCGACCAGCGGCCTTGGAGTCAGACCTCAACAGCACATTTGGAAATATGGACTTGTAGTCATCGCTGTCTACAAGGTTTCTAACTTTACGCCCAAACCCAACAGATAACTCTGCAGTGTGAGCAGATTGAATTATCTTCTTCTCAGGGTAGTTACCTAAGAACCATGCTGGAAGAAGGAACGATGCAAACTCAGACTTGGTATGCCTTGGTGGCATATTCACTATAAGCCTTTTAAGTTCACCGCTAGCAACTCTTTCAAAGGCATCGGCCATAATCTTATGATGTCGACCTTCGATAAAAGCCGGCCAAACCTTATTGACGAACCCCATAAAGGTTTTCCTAGCCTTTTCTTTTTTCTCAGCATCATCTAGCTCTTCCAAAAGAATAAGAATCTCTTCTTGATCCTTAGCTGGTAGCTGATCAATGTTCTTTAAAAGGTCTGGATCTATTCGATCTTCGATAGCCATACTTAAAACTTAGCCCTCTACTTAGTCTTAGTTGCCTACTTATACTTAGTAGGCTACTTACTAGCAGACTTCTAAGATAATGACTCCTGAGTGTCGTTCCCTTCAAGGGAAACGACCTAGACTACTTTGTTAAGTAGCCTACTTAGTACACAGTTGTCACTTTGATTCTACCATATTGCCCCCCCTTGACAGACAAGTCAAACAACTAAGTCAAAAATTTGAAAAATATTTTTGGGGCATGGGACTCCTTGCTTAAAGTTGAAAACAAAAGGGGTGACAAGTTACATGTTACATGTTTTCTGTCAGAAAAAAAGGTAATTATCTGAGTGTATTACTATGTATATGTATATGCGGGTACGGCCCGCGTTAGGGGGGGTGGGGTAGGTGTG